AAATCAAATAACTGATTTAATTCCTTAATATCTCTCCAACCATTTAAGTGTGTAGCCCAATCGTTTTCTAAAATATCATACCCACTATGTTTTTTTAATCTTTTATGAACTTCTTTAGATATTTTATCTATAAGTTCTAAATATTCTGGTGTTTTTTCAAAAATGTCTTCATCTAGCCTAATATCATAAACATCATCATATTTGCTAGGTGTTCCATTTGTATAATTAGCTTTAGCTACTTCGTAATGTTCTTTATAAGTTCTCATATTTTTTTCCATTGTAATAAATCTAATACTGCAAATTCTTTTGGTTTATCTTTTGTTATACACATATCATAAGAAATAGAATATCTATTTTCTTTACTTTCGTTAGGATATGTACAACCATGATAAAGTGCAGAGGGGAATATTAATAAATCACCATTTTTTAAATTTGAAAATGTTTCACTTTCTTTGCGTCTTTCGTTAAACGCAATAGGAATTGCTCTTGAAGCTAAATCGGTATAATTATAAAATGTTAAACTATTATTACAATTTTCTGGCAATGAAACATAAAAAACACAACTAATATGCGCATTTAAATGTTGGTGATCATTAATGATTTTATTATGTTTTAGTCTTACACCCCAACTTTTTTGTATGTATAAATTATATTTATGATCAGTTAGAGATTTTAAATATTCTTTGGTGTGTTTTGAAATAGCATTATTTAAATGGTCAAATAAATCTACGTTATGTATTTGTTCAATATTATCAGAATCTCCAAACGTATTAGAAACACTATGATCAATGTGATTAATTATTTCGTTTTTTGAATAATCACTAATGTTTGTTTTGTAAATTGGTGTTGAAAATATGTTATATATCATCTTTCTAAATGGTACATTGATCTTTGACTTCCTATATATATTAATTCTATATTATGTTTTTCTAAATGTTTTTTAAGTTGATACTCTACATTGTCTCCATATTTGTCCCAACAGTCTTTGTATTTTGGGTCAAAAGGATATGGATCTTCGTTTAGATAAAGTGATGTAAAAACATTCATAGCTTTGGGTGAACCAAATGCAAAACCATCACAGAAAAAGGGATCCATAAATACCATTGGTGGCACGCATTGCCAACCACCAAAAACAAAAATTTTATTGTCATCACCATGTTCTTCGTATACTGCTCTAACATCTACACCAACGTATGGGCTAAATTCGTATCTAGTTCTAATAACAATATCATAATCACCTTCAATCATTTTATTGCACTCATACATTTTTCTAAGTTGATTTTTTCTCAGCCATTCCCATTTTGATATGTTAATATCTTCAAGTGAGTCTTGTAAGTTTTCATCTTCTATAATTTGTTTCTTTGGATTAAGCAGTTTTAAATATTCTTTAACTGTTTCGTCACTGATTTGATATACAACACCGTATGAGGGTAAATGTTTTCGCCAACCTTTCCCACCTTTTAAATATTCATAAACATGAGAAACTGGAGGAATATGAGGTTGTGTGAGACCTTTGTGGCTAACTAAATTTGACGTATAAGCATAGACATCAAAAGAATCCTCTAAGAAAGATCTCCTTTGATTAGGTATGGCTTTTTTAAGACCACCTATTTGACCGGAATAACATATTGCTACCTTCATAGTTTTTTAACTTGATCTAGGATACCTTTATATATGCTATCTTCGAAATCATCTGATAAATTATCCAAATCTTTTGTTTGTAAATCTCTTAACATATATTGATAAAATATACTCATAGATTGTTGAAATTTTTCAGTGTCGTTAAAATTAGGTGGCTTCTTTTTATTTTCAAAAAGATGCGGTGTATTATCGTGTTTAAAACCATCAACACCTATAAAATGAATTTTTTCTGCACCAAATAGTCTAGCTAAGACACAAGCTCTAATTGCAAATCCTAATCTAGAAAAATATCTAGTTAAATATATAAAAACATCATTATTGTCTTTTAGTTTACAAATCTCTTCGCTTTTTCTTTTTCCATGCTCAAAACCTAGAATAGTTTTATGTTCTTTTATGTAATTTAAAAATTCTTCATCATTTACATTTACTTCGTCTGATATTAAAGCTAAATGCACTTTATGTTTTTTTAATACCTCGTTCCTATAAAAATTGTTACAACTAAATACAAAATCGTAAGAAGAAATCAATTCATCTGTAAGTGTAGATAAAGATGGCCCTCCGCCAACAACCAAAACACTTTTACCTTTAAATTTGTCAAAACTCAAATCGCTTTTAAGAAAAAGTTCTTCAGTAATTTTGGATTCACCAAATTTCTCATCTATTAAATCTGTGTCAAAGAATGATCGATATAGTTTTTTGGATATAAGATAATTCCAATTTTCTTTCGGACAATGAAAAGAAAACCAACCTCCAGCAAAAAGATCTTTTCTATATAACTCCATTATCCTCTTAATTTCTTTCTCACGGGTTTTTCAGATTCTGTAACTTCTATTTTGCCATTACCAAAAGCTTTTTCTAGTTCTCTAATACCGCTAACTAGTTTAAATAAACCTTGAGGCTCAACAGATGACATGTGGTCTGATCCCCACATTGTTCTATCTAAAGTAACATGCCTTTCTATAATTGATGCGCCTAAATAGACTGCGGCTACAGATGTTCCAAGTCTGAACTCATGACCACTGTATCCTACTTCACAATTAAATTTGTTTTTTAAAGTTTGAATACAAGATAAGTTAAGTTCATCTATTGGTGCTGGATATGTTGAATTACAATGTAAAACAGCAAAGTCTTTTGCGTGTGTAGATAACGTAAATAAAGCTGTGTTAACTTCTTTTTCACTACTCATACCTGTTGATATAATAATTTTTTTATTTGTCTTGCAGGCAGCTTTTAGCAAATCGTGATTTGTAAGCATTGCAGATGGTAGTTTTATAAATGGTATGTTGTATTGATTTAAAAATTCAAGACTATCTAAATCCCAAGGTGACGCACTCCAGGCAATGTTTTTTTCCTTACAATACCTATCTATTTCATCGTACTCTTCTTTACCAAACTCGACTTTATATTTGTAGTCCAAGTATGTCATTTTACCCCAAGGAGTATCTCTCATGACAGATTTTTGATGTTCCGGCACACAAACATCTGGGTTTCTTTTTTGAAACTTGACAGCATCACAACCAGCTGCGGCTGAAATGTCAATTAATTTTTTAGCAACATCCAAACTTCCGTTGTGGTTGATTCCTATTTCTGCAATAATGTAGGTTTTTTTCATAGTAAAAATTCTTTATGATGATTAAAAATACTTTCTGTACAATGTTTTAAAACAGCGCTGTCTTTTCTGTTGTTTGGATAATCTGGCACTCTTTTAAATTTAAAGTTAGTAAAGGATTGTCCCGAATGTAAATGGCCTGGTAAATCAGAACATGGTGTAATAAAAACATTTTCTGAAAATACTTTTCTCCAATCAGATTGTGATAAATCATGTCCCATAGCAAGCATTATAAAATAACCAGTTGCTTGTTCTGAAGATGTAAGCTCTATATTTTGTAAAACTCTACCGCTTGAGTGGTGTATAATTGATGAGCAAGCTTTAAAAAGTATTTCTTTTTTACATAAATAAATGTGATTAGAAAAATTAAATGGTATAAATTTCCAAAATCCATTGTTTGTAGTATGTGCTCTGCTTGGATATTTTTGCCAGTTTTCAATAAATTTAGAAAGATCTGGGTAAAACTCGTCAGTTCTAACTTTTAAAACAAAATCTTTTGTAGCGTGATGACAGCCCACTCCAGTTGTGATTGCAACGAAAAATCTACAACCATCATTATTAACACCAGTCATATCTGGGTATTTAGAAGTTACTAATTTAAAAGATTGATTGTCTGATGGTAGAAGTAAATCTATATTTTCATCAGCCCAAGTTGAAACTATAACTTCTCCAAAACCCTGTTCGTTATAAGAATCGATAGCTTCATAGGTTCTATCATCTATGGGACCTTGAAGAACTACAGTTATATTTTCTTTTTTAACTTCCATAACGCGATACTAAATCACGTTATTAAAAAGTCAATCCATATCTTCAATTATTTCTACGGTAGCTAAATCTGGATTTATTTCAAGTAAACTAGCGTCTGATTTTAGTTCTGCTTCTACTTTTCTACCAGACTCCCACTGTCTGCAAGACCAATATCTTGCTTTGTATTTAGGTCCAGGATTTGTGTCGCACTGATGGCGAGCTCTAAAAGATTTACGGCGTTCTGGATCATCTCTTTTGATTTCCATATTTGGGTCGCCAAATTTTACCATAACGACATTACCTTTTTCGTTTTTTACGTAAACGCCAAATTTCTTTTTGTCGCCACTTAATCGAAAAGGTTTATTTAAAGTTTTTTTTTCTTTAGCTTCAGCTGTTTCTTCAACAACTTCTTCTATTTTTTCTTGAGGTTCTTGAAAAGAAGCTTCTCCTTCTAAAAGCTCATCGTGTGTACAACCAGCACCAAGTAAATCAATCCTTGCTAAAGCAAATTCAACTTTAGATACATCTTTTGATTCATCAAAATCTCCTGGAGACCAAACTTCAAATGAATCGGGCAAACTAGCTACCGCTTCATCTGTTGCTCTAGCAATATCTGAATCTGCTTTACGATAAGCATCTTTAACTTTGCCACCTCTCATCATTCTTAAAAAGGTGTTGACTCTAGCCATAGCCCAAGAAGCACGAGATTGTCCAGGTCTATGTGTACCAGAAAATGCACCAGCGCCCCTTCTGTAAACCTTTTTTAGCATCCCCAGAGTCACTTTTCTGGAGTGTTTTTCATTATGCTCTTTAACCTTGTTTTTAAGGGAGTTGGTGACTTTTTCACTGAAAGTAATTGCAGCTGTCACTTTTGACTTATCATCCTGTCTCTTTAGGATTTTTTCAGCTTTTTCTTTGGAGTCGGGAGATGTCCCTGCAGAACCAGGCTTATTTTTTACGGATCCTTTTTTGCGCTCTTCTGGTTTGGAAGGTGTTTGGGCAGAACTTTTAGGTCCAGGTCTACCTGCCTTAATTTCATCTGTAAAATCTAACTCCATAATATTCTTTACACGTATTTTTAAAAATTATCCCCACAAATTATAAGCGATGATACCAGCTATGGCAGTTAGCAATCCGCTAATAAAAATCCAAGACAATTTAGTAAAGCCACTCATAAAAGCTTTTGTCTCTGCAGTGGTCTTTTCTAGCTCAACCATACGGCTGTTCATATCGTCTATTTTTTTAAATAACACGTCAGTAAGTGTTCCTAGTTGTATGAGTTTCTCTTCTGCTCTTGCTATTGAAACTACGGCGTCAGATAGTTTGTCTATCTTCTCCTCCATACGTGTTAATCTATCTTCATTCTCAGACATTAGAAGGTTTTACACTAAATTGGATTAATTATCCCTCACAAGATGCGCATTCTAGTAAGTTTCTACTCAATTCTTGTGATGGATTAGTACCTCTTTGATAATAAAGTGTCTTAATTCCTTGTTCCCAAGCAAAAATCATAAGTTGACTAACGTCTTTTGGTGATGATTTTGGATGCACCATTATGTTTAAACTTTGTGATTGATCAATAAATTTTTGTCTTTGAGCTGCTTGAATTATTATTTCTTTTTGGCTTATTTCTCCAAATGTTTTAAATACAGCTTTTTCTTCATCGCTTAAGAAATCTAAGTGTTGAACTGAACCGCCTTTTACTAGGATGCTTTTCCAAACTTCTGGTGTATTTTTATCCATTTCTTCCAATAAATCTTCTAGATAAGGATTTTTGTATGTAAACTTACCTTTGGCTAAATCTTTTACAAAGTAATTTGAATTAAGTGGCTCGATACTTGGAGATACTTGACCAAGAATAAAAGAACTAGATGTGGTTGGGGCAATAGCCATTGTTGTAACATTTCTTTCGCCATAACCTTTTAATAGAGGTGGTTCTCCGTAAACTTTTGCTAATTCTTTAGTAGCATATTTTGTTTTTTCTTGAATTGTTTTATGTATTTCTTGATTTAAGAACTTAGCTTGCATTGATTCAAAGGGAATCATTTTTGCTTGCAGTAGAGAGTGCCAACCTAAAACACCTATACCTAAAGCTCTTTGATTTTTAGCAAAGTTTCTAGGTGCTTCCATAAATGGTTTACCTTTACATTTTTCAATAAATTCAGTCATTACTGCATCTAAGAAATAAGTTAATATTTCTGGTGCATCTGTATCTTTCCAATCGTCATAATGTAAGACGTTTAGAGATGATAAATTACAAACAAATGATTCTTCTGTATTAGAATGTAATGCAATTTCAGAGCATAGATTACTTGCATAAATTTCCAATCCTTTGTCTTGATATACTAAAGGAGCGTTTCTATTCATTGCGTTCTTGTAAAAAATGTAAGGATATCCACTTTCAAAACGTTTTTTAATAATAGCTCCCCAAACTTTTCTTTTGTCCTTGTCGCCAGCCAACATTTCTTTCATCCAAGCGTCACTAATTGTAACACCGATTGATAAGTTTTGAATTGAGTGACCATCATTTCTAATCTGTAAAAACTCTAAAATATCCGGATGCTCAACAGGTAAATAAGCCGCAAAACTACCACGACGAACATTGGATTGAGATACAACATTTGCTATTGTTTCAAATATTTCTAAGAAGTGTATTGGTCCATTAGATTTACCGCCACTACCAATATCAGAGCCACGTTCTCTTATAGCCCCAAAATAACCAGATGTACCACCCCCACACTTTGTCATCATTCCTACTTCTGATGATTTTTTAAGGATAGATTCCATAGTGTCATCAATGTAGGATCCGAAACAAGATATAGGTAAACCTCTCTTCTTACCAAAATTAGCCCATATCGGAGATGATAAAGAATACCATCCTTTAGACATATAACTCTGAAACTTCTCAGAAAAACCTGGTATAGATAGTAATTCTTGAGCTGCGTCAGCTATGTTCTTAATTCTTTCCTCTGGAGTTTCTCCATCGTCTAGGTATCCTCTCTTCAAGAATGTTCTTGAATCTCTGTTAAGCCAATAATAATCTTTCATTAAAATAAGTCCTCTTCGTCAAATGATTTGTCTTTTTTGGAGTATTCAGTAGGTCTTTTAAAGAAAAAATCTGTAGCAGAATTACCTAGTACATCCTCATCAAACCATATAGTAAGAGAAAGTTTCTCTTTGTCAACCTCAAAAACCTTTTCAAAGCCAATTTGTTCTAGTGACTCATTTAATCTGTTTTTTATAAATTCTTTTAAAATGTCGGCATTTAATCCTTCTCTATTATAATCGCCAATAATCCAATCAATAATATTAGATTCTGCCTCAAATGCGCATTGAGCTTCTTCCTTTAATCTAGCTGGCAAATCAGCATTAAATAGTTCTGGATATTCCTCTCTTAATGTGTTGAGAATTTTTGTCCCAACTAGACCGTGAATGTTTTCTTCACGACTTGTATATGCTACTTGTTGAGCTGTATCTTTAAGCACATTATCAAATCTATTGAACCAATTGATTATGTAAAACTGACTAAATAGAGACACGTTTTCCACGAACAATGTAAACAAAATCATAGAATATATGTATTGTTTTTTGTCATCTTTGTAACATTTTTCTAAATATTTTTTTAAGTAGTCAATACGCCCCTTAATAATCGGCAATTTAAGATTTTCTTCAAAGACATCTTCCAGCTCTAGGACGCTCAAAAGGCGCTCGTAAGCGTTGTTATGTATAACTTCTATGTTGGCCATTACGTAGCCAAGATCGGTAATACCTGGGTGAGGTAGATGATTCCCAAGGTTTGCCCAAAATTTCTTTACAGAAACTTCAACTTGACCAATCGCTGACAGAGTTCTTTTAACGATTTCTCGCTCTTGGTCGTTAAGATTTACCTTGAAATCTTGCACATCAGACTGGAAGTTAAACTCCTTGTCAGTCCAGAAGCCATTATGCATGGCGTTTACAAATTCCTCTGTCCATGGATAGAGATTTGGTTTCCTTGATACTTGTTCCTCGAATAGCATATGTAATAAGAATTTACACCGTGATTTTGATAAGTCAAGCTAAATATATCAAAATAAAAAAAATAATTTTTTTACTTGAATTTTGTAAGTTTCAGTGTATAATTTAGTTGTTATTAACGACCGAGC